TCCCAATTTTTCGGTAAGTGATCTGTGCCAGAGTGAATAAGCTGAAAACTTTACATCCTTATAATAAATATCTCTAGCCATATTATTATTTCTTACCATCTATCCTTATGTAATTTTGTTCCATATCTGAAACTTGTTTTGCTAGCTTTTTATTATCTTCCTTAACTTCATCTAATTCTTTTCTGAGTTCGCCATTTAATGTTTTATGAGTTTTACTAATCACTTCGTAATTATGATTTTCTTCAACTAACCGATCTACATCTCCCTTTAATCTTTCATTTTCCAATTGATAAGCTTTCATTTCTGGAGAGTTATTTCCAACCGCTTTAATGAGAGACAATTCATTTTCTGCAAATTGCCGCCTTTTTTTCTCATCCCTCCACATATCCAGTAGTTTATTGTAATCATCCTCGGCTCCTAAGCCTTTTTCAATTTTTTTTAATTCTTTATTTAAAAGATCATCCATAACAAACAAGCATTGGTTCTCCCAAATACTCCTCCTTCAAAAGATCATTAGATGGATGATTATAATCACAACACCCCGCACTTAAATAATCGGGATATTGATTAACATATCTCATTAAAGTTTCACAAAAGATAATCCAATCCATTTCGTAAGGATCTGCGGTTTCAGCAATTACTAAATCTTCCCAAATAATAAAAATATAAAAAATAAATAAAACAAAAATGAATATTTTAAATCTCATTTAATTTCCTTTATATCTATAACCCAGGATCTCGGGATGGTTTCGATAGTTCCGATTTCCAATTCCCCTTCTTCGTAACTCCAGGAGGAGAAGGTTTGGATTTTGGTTCTTGTTTTATTAAAGAGTTTACCCACCGAATGACACTTAGAGGGTTCGAGCCGTTTTCCTCTAAGTACTGGCATCCACTCAGAGTTAGAAACCCAATCAAAACAAGTAATGTGAACCAACGGGTAGTCATCTATAGTTCCTTTAAGTTTTTGTTTAGCCATAAAAATCAGCGGGTTTGACTTTACCCTTGGTTTTTTCTTTTATCATTTTCATATTGGATTTGCCAGGCATTCTCTCTCCTGTGGTCCATCTAAAAACTGTACTTGCGGCTTTTATTCCAAAAAGTTTTGCTAATTGTTGATGTGATAATCCTTCTTTTTTTTGAAATTCTTTTAAAGTCATAATGGGATTTGTTGTAAAGATTATTGTCAGATTGTCAAAGTAGAACTACTATAAATTTGTGAACAAAGGTGTATAATTGGGATAAAAATACCACTTTTTTATAGTATTTCTTAGGTTGTAAAATACAACTTCTGGTTATGAGTTCACATTTTGTTTGCATAAAAATCATAAATAAGTATTAAATTGTTCCATTGATTTGTTTTATGGAATTAAAAGAAAATATTATCGATAAAGAATTAACAGATTGGATCCAATCCATTAAACCCCTTCCAGAATGGGTTAAACTTTACAAACTCAACCACCATTCACCATCCCAAATTAATGCCGCAGATGATATGTGGGGATATAAATATTTATATCTTACCCAGGAAGAAAGAAGAAACTTACCTGTTAATTCTAAGATGCACTCTGGCGTTTGTATTGGAGATATGGGTCAATATGAAATTGGAAATTATATTTGGAAATTTGTTAAAGGAAAGGGTTTAGTTAAAACAGAAATACCAAAAACTAAAAAAATATTTGAAAAAGTTTTAGATAAGTTTGATGCTTATCAACCCAGCAACGATGAAGATAAATTATCCCACCAGGAAAATAAAAAAGGTTTAGCTCTTACTTTTAAACAATTAAAACTAGCTTTTAAAGAAATAGGATTAAAGGATCCTGTTGAATGTGAAAGATCCGTTAGTTTGGAGCTTCCTGGCTGTCAATTACCGGTAATAGGAAGGGTAGATTTTGAAGATAAAAAGAATTTTATTGAATTAAAAACAAAATGGTACAAAAAAAATAGACCCAGAAAAGATGGTACTCAAACTTTCTCGGTTCCTAAAATTGATGAAGGTTATATGGGATGGAACGAACATATTTTACAGGTGGCTTTTTATTATTTAGCAACAGGTAAGAAACCCCATCTTTTAGTTGTTAGTCCAGAAAATTATAATATTTTTACTCCAGATAATTGCGAAGATCTCCAACCAAAAAATCTAAAAAATTTAATTAATAAAATGAGGGTAGTGTGCAAGCGTAGAGAAGAAATTATGGAACGTCATGTGGGTAAAACAACTTGGGTTCAAGATATATTTCCAGATTTCGGTCATTTCTTTTGGAAGGGAATGGGAGATCATTTAACTAATGCTATGAGATTGTGGGGTCAACTTTGAAAAAAGAGAAATCTGTTATCTGGCACGTCTATCATACTATTCTAGCAATAGAGTTAGGTTTGGTTGTGATTATAGAGCTAATAGAATTGATGTGGTATCTATGAAAAAAAATATAGAAGTAATCAATATTCAGACATTTTTACTGAAAAAAAAATTAGTTGAAAACAAAAAAAAGAGTAAATCTTTTTTCAAAATAGCAATCATTTCTTTCTTTCTCATTGCTATAACCTCCCTTGTTATAGGTATTTCAACTAATAAAGATAGCCAGAAGTTTAGTTCAATGCAGCAGCATACTAAACCCTGGCTGTCGGAAAGGAGCTATGGGTAAAGTGGTAAATTTTCCACAGACTTTAGAAAAGCATTTGGCTAAATTAAGAACCAATGGCGGGATCTATGAATTTAAAAAAGGTAAGTTTGCGATCCTTCATAAAGAAGTAGAACGCCTGGCTAATGATTATGGAATAGAAACCGAAGTAGAATTAAAATATTGTGATTTACCTAAAAGCTGTGCGGTGGTTAAAGCTACAGCAAGATACCAAGGGAGTAAATTTACAAGCTTAGGAGAAGCCTCTCCATTAAATAATGAATTTCCCTACCCGATTGCAGTTGCTGAAAAGAGAGCTGCGGATCGAGTAATCCTTAAAGCTCTTAATATTCATGGAGATTTATACTCTCAATCTGAAATCCCACCTCAACAAAGAAATGAGAACCAGGGAATTAAATTAGAACACTCAGAAATTATTTTAGAAAGAATTAAGAACTCAAGTCATCAAGCAAATTTAGAGCAGCTTCAAAGAGAGAATAAAGATTATCTCTTACAGCTTGCTAAACAAAATTCTACAAAAGCTAAAGAAATTATGACAGCTTTTGAGAATAAAAAGCAGCAATTAATAGGAGGAAAAAAATAAAATGGCTGACTATCAAAAACCAAAGGATCCGAATTGGGTTTGTACTTTTTCATTAAGGAAAAATCCAGACAAAGATCCTGTTAGAAAACCAGAAACTAAAAACAGACCCGACTTTGTTTTAGTTAATAGTGATAAGAAAAATAAAAAAGGAGACTTTTTTAAGAAGAATTTTACTATTAATGGTTCCTGGTGTGAGGGATCTGGATATATCCAGGAAGATAAATCTCTCAAAATAACGATTAAGAAAACGGGTACTACTGGAGCTGCACCGCAGCAAGAGAGTGGTACTGATTTCTTTTAAAGGGGAAAACATGAAATATGGTTTAACGAAACAACAATTAAAATTATTTAATTATATTAAATCATATATGAAGAAAAAACCTATCGCACCTTCTTACGAAGAAATGAAGGTTGCGGTGGGTTTGAAATCCAAGTCTGGCATTGGAGCTATATTACAACAATTAGAAGATAGAAAATGGATAAAAAAATTAACGGGAAAACATCGCAGTATCCAAATCAACCGATAACTTTATCTCCGGATCCTAATACAAATACTTTAGTTAGTAAGATCCTGGATCGAGATAAAGAAGGGATGGATAAGTTCGGGTTGACAATGCGGCAAAAAATGTTAAAAAATCCTAACGATTGTAAAATTTGGTTAAATGATGCTTTAGAAGAAACTATAGATCTATCAAGATATTTAATAGAGGCAATCTTATCCTATCAATATTTAGCAGAAGAAAATAAAAAATTAAAAAAAGAAATTAAGGAATTAAAAGAGCATAACAGGATGTTATATGACCATCCCTAAATCTTTTTTAAAAACTTGGAACGGAGAATGTTCTTATCAAGCGATAGAATGTTTTAGTTCCATTGACGCAGCTGCCAAGAAGGTAGTGCCAAGTTCAGCTGCGAAAATAATAGTGGATGAAAAGAGCATCCGCTACCAACACAGCACCATAAAGGAGGTTGTTAATAATGATGACACACTACCAACACCTGGAAGAAAAGATCCAGGCGAAGGAAAAGGAGAGAAAAAAGTTGAACGCAAGGATAACAAAACAGCTAAAAAATGATTTTGTTAATCCAAGTATTGCTGCTCTCTCTAAACAAAGCCATTCAACTCTAATAGATATATTACAGTTGAAGGATGAACAAAGTATATATAACCAAGTTTAATTAAGGTTATACAAGTCAAATCAAAACTTCTTAATTGAAGTATACCCTATCCCTACGCCTAATAAAAGTTGACTAATTGGCAATGTAATATCACATTAATTTTATGTATTGACATATTGGCAATAAAGTGCATTATAACAATATATGGAAAAAACTTATAAAAGATACAAGTTCAAAACCTTCCAGGATCTTGAAAAGTTTTTTGTAAAAAAGATCCTTCCTCAAAAAAACATCCATTCAAAAGTTATTGGCAAGGTGCTTTTAGTTTGGAAAAGAAAGGCTGCTTAATGAAAGAACCAAAAAAAATAACTTGGCTTGTTAAAAAAAACAACAAAGTTGTTTGTAAAGTTAAATCTTCCAATAAAGTTGAGGCTGTAATTTTAGCCTGGGAGAAAGTTAATAATATAGCAAATCTAAAAGATCTATTAAAAAAGTTTAATACTATGACTACTTTTTTATTTTGTGAATTAAAGTTAGGATCTGCTGGATACTACTTAGATAAGGAGGCTGCTTGATAGTTAAATTTCAAAAAAATCTTTCTACTGGTTATAGTAATTGGAAAAAAGATTTAGAATATAAAGTACCTAAAATCTCTAACAAAACTGAAAAAGGTAAATGGTTAAATGCTTTTGTTAATAAATTTTTTACTGGATCTCATAATTATAATTTTGTTGGTAAGATCCATTTAAAATTAAAAACTACTCAATTCACAATGAATAATGATTTATCTGTGATGGTTGCTTGGTTTAAGAATTTAAAAAAACTTAAACAAGATCAGTTTGTTGGAGAAGTTTTTAATGCTCAATTATACAGAAACAATTTAAAGGAGGCTGCTTAATGACTTGGGGTAGAAATGTCTCTCCTGGATTTAATAAAAGAATATTAAATAATTTAAACGAAGAACTTTTAAAGAGAAGAATAAAAAAAACAAAACTTAAAGTTTGTTTAGCTTTTTTACATCTTGCTAATTCAAGTAAGAGAAAGTTTAAAAGGGGATTTAAAAGAGCTAGTTATCCCGACACCCTTGAATTTTTTAAACTCTTAGAAAAAAGAAAAAAACTAGCAACAACAATAATATCAATAACTAAAACAATAAAGGAGGCTGCTTAATGCAAAAAAAAGAAACTTTATTTCTTACAGTTAATAAGAAAAGAATAAAGGTAGATCATTCTTGGGATGTTACTACTGGTAGAGCTTTAAATAAGCAAGCAACTGGCTTGAATGATTTAACTGCTTTTTTAAAAGAAGAAATTGAAAAGAATAAAACAGATGGTTTTATTCCTTATAACAATTTTGAAAGTTCAATACATTGGAAAATAAAGGAGGCTGCTTAATGAAACGAATAGAACAAATAAGATTAATACATTGTGCTTTTGAACATAGAAAAGAAAATGAAAATATTAAAAATCATATTGCTACTTATGTTCCTAACAACAATGTTGATGTCCACGAAAATCTTGAAGATCTCTGGACAAGAACTCAAAATGTAGATTTTAGTTGGATCAAAGACAAAAGTAATTTTTCTATGATCCCTACTACAGATCAAAGATCTACTTCTGTTGGAGATCTTGCGGTGGTTTGTTATGAAAACACAAAAGGCAACGGCTACAAAGAAGTTGTTTATAGAGCGGATGACATTGGCTGGTCAAAATGGTTTGATAGCCAACACATAGACAATTCTTCTGAAAAATATTTAGGAGGTGCTTAATGAGTGAAAGAATACTAACTGGAGATGTGAGTGCTGCATATTCTGAATTAGAGATGAAAGGATATGCGGTGGTCAATCATAGTCATCACAGCGGAGAGTTTCAAATTCTTTGCGATGGTGCTTACCCCGATAAAAAAGGTGTTGGAGATTACTGGCAAGGAGGCAACACTAAACAAAAAGTTTATGATGACTTTGGCATTAACAAAAAGGTTGTCAAAATTTTAAATAAATATGGATTGTGGTCAGAGTGGATAAACGCTGAAATCGCTGCGATCCACAAAAACTAAAGGAGGCTGCGTGAAGATAACAACTAGAAAAATAACTTATAACAATAAGCCAGATCCTATTACTTCAATTAAAGAATATAAAATTGATGAAAATGGAAAAAGAGTTCTGGTTAAAGAAAATACTTATGATGAAAAAACTGGATTAGTAACAATGAATGATCCTGTAATTAATCCAGGTACAGTTTTGGATAAGTATTCTAAAAAAGATAAACCAGAGGCTGGCAAAACTTATGCCTTAACTGGAACTAGAAATGACAAGTGTATTCTAAATGGAAATACTTGGAAAGAAAGCGAGGTAAAATAATGAGTTGTGGATTAACTAAACTACCAGACTTTACAACTAAAAAAGTGGATATGCTTACAGCTGCTAAAATGCTGAAAGCTGCTATTGATAAAAATTGTAAAGAAATGGGAATGGATCCTAACTGGGAAACCAATATGGCAACAGCAGATAAATATGGTTATGGATCCAACGATACTATTGTTGTCAATTTTGAGGCTGGTCCCTACGATTGGGGAGTTAAATATTCGTTGGGATCTAATCTTAATAGTTTTGATCCAAGGAAAAATCCTAATGATTGGTACTTGGAATGCTACTATGGATTTGATGTGATGTTCACACCCACGGGTAGCAATCCAAAAAAATATAAAAATGTTGTTGTTGGAAAAGCACCATCAAAAGGAATGAACCCTAAAATGACTTGTGAGGAGGTAAATAATGGATGAAAAAACATTGTTAAAAATGACACCTAAAAGAAGATCAAGAAATGCCACTACAAAAAAGTTTGGTATGTTTGGTTTGTCTTTAGGTGAAAAGAATTACAATAGACTAGATGCTTATTGTAAAAAACACAATCTATATAAAGCTACTTTAGTTAAAGCTTTGGTGGTGGAATATTTAGATAAAAATGAAACGGAGGAAAAAAATGGAAACTAATTTTAATTTACATATTGGAAAGAAAATTAAATTTAGAAGATTGGAACTTGGTTTAACTCAGACCAAGGTTGGAAATGCAACAAACATAACATTCCAGCAAATACAAAAGTATGAAAAAGGAACCAACGGAGTTAGTGCATTAAGATTATTGCAGCTAGCAAATTTTTTAAAAGTTCCAGTTACCTATTTCTACGAGGGATATTCTGAATATCCTAACCCAACACCTACAGCTCCAGCAGCGATTGTAGCTGTTAAAGAGGAGGTTATATCGTGAACTCAATAGATAAATTAGCCATAAGCTTTATTAGCAATGGATTGAAATATTCCGTGAGTAAAGCCGAGGAGGTTTATAAAAAGATTAAACCTAAGATAGATCTGCAAAAAATCACGATCCAGGATCTATTAAGCAAAGCTAAGGATGCCGCATAATATGGCATTTAAAGCTCCATATAAGCTCAGAGACACGCAAAAGTATAATTTAAGGGAGATTGCCAAGCAAACTCTCTTAAATATACTGAGCGTTAAAGGTGTGATTTATACTTATTATAGAAACAAGCAGCTCAAAGAGAACCAAAGGAAAAAACTAAATGGATAAAAAAGATCTTTATGTTTGGGTAGTAAAGAATGGTTCTAAGAGACCCAAAAAAATTAAATTAAAAAAATTAATTAATAGCATTAACCTTGAAATGTTTACTAAAAAATTCTTTGTAAATGAAAAAGAGGCTAAGAAATATATTATAAATGGATGAGCAGCCAATGAGCTACCTTTTGTTTAAGCTTAATAAAGAAATGAATTATCAAGATACCTTTGAAAAGGATGAAAAAGTTAAGAAAGAATATAATGAATATCTTAAAGGTATAGAGGGGAGGAATAGTAGTGAACAAGTAAAAAAAAAGGCGGGGAATTAATCCCCGCCTCTATCTAAAACTTTTATCTAAAGATCTTTGATCGTCATCATCTTTCATACATTGATAATGACCCTTTGTCTTATCAGCAAAAGCTACAAAGCTCTCATCACTTGTCATAGATTTAGAGCAATACCTACAATTCCCAACAAATAAAATTCTACCTATTGGTTTCTTCCAGGTTTTCTTAGGCATTACTGTAAAGGATTGTCTGCTTTAGCTTTCATTTCCTTAATCATAAGATTAAGTAATTCGACTTCCGTTGTTAATACCGCAATCGCTTTATCATTTGTGCCTATACTTGCCGCAAGTGGTGTAAGATCGGGTGCTGTTTGTTCAGACAAAGCATTAAGCTTAGTCGTGATTTCACCATACTTAACAAACCCACCACCAATAGCCACGATAGCAGCTACAAGTGCAGCTATACCAGCTAGTTGATCTTTTAAATTAAACTTGCTTTTTTCCTTAGCCATTTCTTAACTCCTTTAACTTTAAGATTAGTCTTTGTTTTTCGTAATTAATATCTTGTAGGATTTTCTCTTTAATAAAGATGGGATCCTTTTCCATATAACTTACAAGATTGACTTCATTATAGATCTTTCGATTATCTATAATAAAATTTTGATTGAGATAAATATCTTTTGTTTTATAAAATGCCTGGTTGAGATAAGCATTGAGATTATTATCTCCTACCATAGCATCTAATAAAATAATATTTTTAACTTCAAGATTTTTAGCAGTATCTTTAACCACGGCATCCACTTCATCCATAGCCGCATTTAGTTGTGAGACTTGCGTAGTCTTTGTTTTAGTCTTAGTAGATACTATCTTCTTTTCTTGTTTTTTTTCTTGTTTTTCTTCTGTTTGTTTTTCTGATTTTTGTTCTTCTTGTTTTTCTTCTTTTTCATTTGTTTCCTCCTTCTTAGCAGTTGATTGTATAATTTGTTTTGCAATAGTAGTAGC